ACTAGTGTCGTATGTTCCTCTTAAAATATCTTTTAATGCCCAGCATTCATTCTTTTTCAATATCTCAATCTTTTCTTTTTTAGACCGAGCTTTTCTTGTATCATTAATTATATCACTTATCATATAAACTCCTGTACACTTTCAACTAACATTCTACATCTTTTAGATACTAAATATGGAAACACTTTACTTTTATTTCCCCATTGATCTTGTCCTACATATGTATTTATAATTTCTTTTTTAATGTTTTGAGGACATTCTGATTTTTCCGTTAAATCTATTAGTTTTTTATTGCGTAAATAATTACGATAAATTTCATCACCTAAAGCTTTTGGATCTTCGAGTAGTATTGCTTTTTTCTTAGCAGATAATGGTGTTTGTCTACGGCCTTCAACAAAGCATTTATCGTCTGATAATACATTTGGTACACCATCAGTGCCACATCCAGTAAGAATGTGTTCTTCAAGATATAATCTAGGATTAGGTTCATCTACAAATTTCTTAGTTGCTGTTGACCATTGACGAACATTACCATATTTTTGTAGTTGACGAAAATCTTTATCAGCAGATACAATCATTACCTCTTCATGATTACCAAACTCTTGAGTCCATTTTACTATTTCAGCAATAGAATCATCAGCTTCACATCCCCATTGATGAATAACTTTATATGGAAAATGTTCTTTTAATTCTTCACGAACTAAATTAATACAACGAAAAGCTTCTTCCCAATCAATTTTAGATTTTTCACGAGATTCTTTGCGCTTACCTTTATATTCAGGATATACATCTTTGCGCCAGTTTCCGCCGGCATCACATACAATAACTATTTCGCCATATTTGTCTTTAAACTTTTGACGATACATACGAATACTATTTAATATCATATGGCGTATTAGATTTTCATCAGCATTTGTTAAACCCATTGCAACAGGTGCAATTGAAATACCTGAGAAGTCAATTAAAATCATAGTTGATTCCTTTCATTATATAGTTATTATATCATAGTATTACTCAATTGTAAACCTTTTATTCAGATAATTCTTGAATTAATTTTACGTCTACTTTACCTTCTTGCATTAATCTTTGACGATTAGCTAAATGGCCCTTTTCAACATCAGCTTTTGATTGTCCATGATATGGAACGGCATGACCTTCATCAATAAGAATATCGGTGCACATACGTCCGTCAGGAGCAACAAAATCACCAAGGACTCTACCAAACTTACCTTTCATATCTTCACCATCTTTATTGATTTCAGTCTTTAACACGCCTTCAGATCCAAGAAGTTCTTGAAGTCTTGCTTTAGCTGCTTTACCAAAAACTTTTTCAACCTTATCGCTGGTACGAGATTCAGGTGTATCGATACCCATTACACGAACTCTTTCATCAGTTAACACAATACCAAATCCAAGATCAATATCTACATCAACAGTATCTCCATCAACTACTCTATTAATAGTACATTTATATTCGTACATTATTCTTTTCCTTTTACATGCTTTGAATGAATTTTACATCCAATAAATTCATTATAATATTCATCATTAAAAAGGACTTCACGATCAAATTGTTCTTTTGCCTCATAATAGCTCATAAGACCTTTTGTCTTACATAACTTTAGTATTTCTCTTTTAAATCTATTTTCTCCATCATTTTCTACAAGCAACTTAACTTCTTCATTTGAGCCATAGTAACTCATCCAATCAGATTGAGCTTTTTTTACTCTTCGTCTAGTTTTACCTTTTAAGGGTTTAAGTCTTCTTGTGGACCATAATGTTTTTTTCCCAATATACTTTTTACCGTTGTTTAAATCAGTTATACAGTAAACAAATCCAGCTAAGTCATCAATACGAGAATCAGCTGGATCAAACTCTTTATTTTCAAATAACCACAATATAGTATTCCTTAATTACAAAATACTATTTATATAAATTAATCGTTATCCTCTGCATCTAATAATTGAGCATTTATTTCATGTCCACAACATGGGCAATATTCAGGCTCTTTGTCTTCTGTTGATACTTGTGATTCTGCGTCACAATAATCGCACTCAATATAATAGTGTAACATATAGTCTTCCTTACGCTTCGCAACTAGCGCAGTTCATAATATCACGAACTAATTCTTGCGCAGGGTTTGCTGATCTTTGATAGTAAAATGTTTTAACTCCTAACTTCCAACCTTCAATAATTAAAGAATTGACATCTTTTGCTGGAATATCTGGATGAATAATAATATTTAATGATTGAGATTGATCGATATATTTTTGTCTTCCGCCAGCTTGTTGCACAATAGAAAGTGGTGTAATTTCACTAAATGTTTTATATACATCTTTTTCGTGTTCAGATAAAAAATCAAGATGTTGAACTGACCCACCGTGTTTTAGAATATCTACCCAAGTTTCTTCATTATCTTTTCCATGATCATGTAGCACACCTTTTAAATGTGGATTGCGATAAGTAAATTTACCTTTTGCTAAATCTTTTGTAAAATAGTTAGATGCTAGTGGCTCAATAGATGGTGATACCTGTCCAAGAATAAATGATGATGAAGTAGTTGGAGCAATAGCAGTTCGTGTTAAGTTGCGCTCACCGGTTCCTAACATACCTTTTGGTTCACCGTATTCAATTGCTAATTCTTTTGATGCTTCGAGTGACTTATCATCAATAAATTTACTAATTTTCATAGAAAGCATTTGTGCCTCAAATGATTCAAATGCCACACTTTTAGATTGAAGATATGTATGCCATCCCAATTGTCCTAAACCTAATGCTCTCCAATGTAAAGCAAAATTATAAGCAGAATGCATAAACTGAATATCTTTAGTTTTTTCAATATATTCTTCCATTACAGCATCAAGAAACCAAATCATTGTTTCTACTGCATCAGTTTCAGACCATTCATCAAATGTAGCACAATTCATGGATGCTAGATTACACACAAATGACCACTCATCACTTGATGGCAAACAAATTTCAGAACAAAGATTAGAAGCCCAAATAGGAATATCTTGATCTTTTAAAATTTGAGGCTTATTATTATTTACTGTATCACTAAAGAACAAATATGGATAACCACTTTCTCTGCGCTTGCGAAGTACTCTTGCCCATACAGTTCTTTTATCAGCATCACCATCAATCATAGATTGCATCCACTCATCAGAGATACAAACACCAAGTGACAAATGCATTATAGAAGAACCTTCTTCACGACACTCTAAAAACTCCATAATATCTGGTGAATCAATAGGCAAATACGCAGCAAAAGATCCTCTTCTTACAGATCCCTGCGCAACAACATCTACTTGAGTTTCTGTAAGATTCATAAAATGGACAGGTCCATCAGCAACTCCACCAGATTTAATTGGTTCGCCTCTAGCACGAATAGATCCAAAATAACCTGAAGTTCCTGCACCCATTTTAGTTTGCATACCCACTTCAGCATTTTTCATTAAAATCGATGCCATATCGTCTTCAACAAAAACACCATTACACGAAATAGGTAATCCTTTTTTAGTACCAAAATTAGACCATACTGGAGACGAAAGAGAATAGAATCCTCTGCTCATATAATCATAAAACTTATCAGCAAATCCTTCTTTATCAAGAATTTCTTCTGCAGCTTGAGCAATCATTCTTACTCGCTCTTCAGTTGTCATATTTCCATCAATATATCCACGACTTAAAAAAAGTCGTGAATCATCATTAGCCCACTCAAATCCCATTATATAATCCTTTAAAATAAATCATCTGCAGTAATACCCTGACCTTTTGCGTATTCAACAGGCCTCTTTTGAAAGAAATCTGTCATATTTGCTCCTAGTAATTCTTCATCAAACCAAAATGTTTGATCAATATCATCTTGATTATATATAATCTCTGAATTATCAAAACCAATTTGATCTAAGGAATCTGCCATTCTTTTAGCAATAAATGATTTAAGAATACAAGCCGATAGACCTTTTGTTTCATAATCACCCATAATCCAATCAATTACTTTACTTTCTGCTTTCAAAGCTTCAATGCATTCTTCTCTTACTCTTGATTCCAATTCTGCATCAAATAATTCTGGGTATTCTTCGCGTAATGTATTGATTAGTTTAATACCAACTTGAGCATGTAGCATTTCTTCATTTCGAGTATATTGTACTTGTTGCGCACAATCTTTCATTACAGCTTTATTACGATTCATATGCATAATAATATAAAATTGACTAAATAAACTTACATTTTCAACAAATAATGTAAACAACATGATAGAGTAGATATATTGCTTTTTATCGTCAGCATAAACTTTATTGTTATACTTACGCAAATAATCTACACGGCCTTTGATTACTTTTTCATTTAAATTTTCTTCAAATACATGAGTCAAATGCAAGACATCAAGAATTTTCTCATATGCCATATTATGAATGACTTCTGAATTAGCCATAGCATAACCCAAGTCTTTAATCGATGGATGTGGTAAATGATTACCCACATCTGCCCAAAATGATTTAACAGCAATTTCAATTTGACCAATAGCTGACATAGTCTTAACAACAATCTCACGTTCTTCTGGACTTAAATCTGATTTAAATTGTGAATAATCTGAACGAAAGTTAAATTCTTCTGGTGTCCAAAATCCTTTCCAAATAGCTTCAATAAAGTCTTTTGTCCATGGATATAAGTCTGGTTTTCTTGAGATTTGTTCTTGAAATAACATATAATTTTCCCTTGAGCGTAAAATATATACTCAGCAAATCGCATATTTACTAAGTATTAATTAAAGTTTGTTTTATGATTGGTACTATTATATATCAATATTAGGTTTTTGTAAATACAATATATGGCCTTTTTTTTGAAAAAAAGTAATATATATTGTATTATTTTTTAAAATCTTTTGATATTGAATTGGCCGTTGTTTTTGCACGACCTTTTAAATTTCTATTATCGCCACTTATATTAGATAGTTTATTAATCCTATCTTCTAATTCCTGAATCTTAGCAGCAATTTTTGGATTTACTTTTTTCCATGCTTCTGGATCTTGATCA